CACGAAAGACACACAATTATTTATCAGAAGTTAAACTTAGCACCAAGCTTGGCACCATAACCGTTGTCAGCATCATCGATACCAGTGGCGAAGGAAACCTCACCATAGATGTCAAGACGCTCTGTAGCAGCAACGGAAGCGCCTGCTTTACCAGAGAAGACAGTCTCGCTCTCAGCACCGTCAGGGGAGACGAGGCTAGGACCTGCTTGGACGTAATATCCAGCAGATTCGCCCAGAGCACCTTCGTAGCCTACGTGGAGGTCTGTAACGGTTCCAGAGTAGTCAGAACCAACAAAACCAGAGTTTGCTTCCACGTTTACGTAAGGACCTGCAAAAGCAGCGCCAGCGGACATGGACAGAGCAGCAGTTGCTGCGAATACAGATTTAAACATTTTAGTTACCTTTAGTTGCTTGCGGAATGGTTACCCGCAGATGTTGGATGAGGTTTTCCCCATCGCATGAATACAATTTATCAGGTTTGTAAGGAAAAAACAACCCCCCTTGTGCCAGTTTTATATTCGGATATCCGATCAATCAGTTAAGATAAATTAATGCGCCAGTGATACGTACATTTGCACCAGTCACTGAAACATCTCCAGTACCTGTAATTCCAACAGCAGCACCCGCAGTAATATTAGCAGCTCCACCAGCAGTTACATTAACAGCAGCACCAGCATTAATGTTAGCAGCACCTGCTACAGCATCGATATTTGCGTTTCCAAGAATTGCTTTTGCTGAATATGTATTTGATCTATCTTTGACAAGTGGTGGAGTTGCTGGACCACCAGCAACAATGTGCTGCTCTACACCACCTACCCATACTTTATAGTCACCGAGAATCTTATGATTGACATGACCAGGAGAAATAGCGTTAATAGACGCTCTGGGATCAAATTGTACTGTAGTGTCTTCTGATACACCATATGTCATTCTCTGACCGAATATTATCTCTTTATCATTGTTAGTAATCTTTTCAACATTACCAGCATTCATAGTAATTGTACCACCACCATTTGAACCCGCTTGAATGAACACTTGTGACTTGCCAATTAAAAACAGTTCCTCAGATGCTGAAATAACAATTTTCTGTGCTCTAATATGTCGTGTGCTACCAACTGCTTGCTCTACGACATCACCATAAGCAATAAGGTTTAGTGCTTGGTTTTCTTCATCATCACCAGCACTATATTCAATATCCGTTCTTTGTTCATGTTTTTGCTGCTGTCCATGAGAATGAATACAGAGTTTTCCACTACCAGGACCTTTCTCTACATTTCTCTCACCAGTTACAAGAACAATAGCACCACTGGATTGAAGTGCTATAAACCCACCATTGCCAGCAGGTCCATCAATCCTTAATGTTGCTGTTTGTCCATCAGGATACATGCGCTCATAAATCTCTGAGCGTGTCATAGCACCCTTGAAGGCAGTATTAAACCTAGGACCACTAGCAAGGTCCTGAGACTCATCTGGAGTCGTTTGTTTGAAAATACCAGTAGGGTAGTTATTAGCAGGTACAGCGTGTGGCATTATGGGCAATCAACGTAACGTCCAGTTCCAATCTTGGTGGCACCAATAGTAGTTAGTGCTTCAGTATCTAGACATGCTAGAGATGGTAGTAGTCTAGCACCGTATCCACCACCACCAACAAGTACAATCTCAGGGAACTCAGAGAATGTAAGTTCTCTATTCAAAGTTCTAGCACCAATAACAAATCCGTCTTCATTGATGATCGCTTCAGCAACACCAAGTTCTCCATCAACATACATCTCAGGTATTTCTGTATATCCAGCACCAGGACTCAGTACAGTAAAACTGTCAATGATACAACGAACACCAGCATCATCAGCAAGGTTCTTCTTATATCCATAACCAGGAGACTTAATACGAATCTCTGTAATAAATCCATCTTGATCTAATAAGGGGGTAGCTACAGCACCAATTCCCTCACCGCCAATCCAAACATATGGTGGTTCCTCCCAAGGATCACCAGGATCATCTACAGGTATCTCAATAATACCACCACCAGGATCAGTGATAACTTTATCTGGATCTACTGTAGGAACCTTAAAGTCTTCATATGTATTCTCTGGAGTTTCACCTTCACTTTCATCAAAGTCACCCAAATCATCTGGACCAGTGCCATCATCAGTTGTCGTGATTAGTACATCAACTGCTTGACCTGTGCCATTCAAAGTAAAGCGAAGAGTTTCTTCTTCTTCCACTACGCCATCTTCTTCTATTCCTACAGTTACTTTTCCTGTGTTATTATTGATAACAAAGTTTCCAGTTAAATTGCCACCAATAATATCACCAGACGTAATATCATTGCCAGTCAGAGAATAATAAAGAATAGTTCCATTATCTACATTTGTTGTAGTGATCGTGTAGATAATAAACTCACCTTCTGGACACGATGTTCTATTAGCAGATACTGAATATGTTGGATCATTATTTTCTGGAACTTCTGTGTCTCCATAATCTGTGTCTGTTGGTGGATCTTCTCCTGGGAACGTATCATCAATTCCAGTGTTTGGATCTTCTGGTTTTGGAGTATAAGGATCATATGGATCCTTTAAATTTCTCTCGGTAATAGTGCATTTACCAACGTTCTTAATAAAATTGAGTTGTACTCCACTTCCTTTTGATGGAGAATTGTGTCTCAATCTAATATAAAAATCTTCATCTGCTTCTCTTTCTTCTGAATAAAGAGTATCAATGATAATAGTTTTTTGCGTCTCGGTTGGAGCAAATCCTAGGATACCTTCTACTCCAATATAATCTTCTCCCTCAGTAGCAGTTCCTTTCTTTAGTGTCTTATATGTAACAGATGAAGAAATTTCAGTATATCCGCTGCGTGTTACTACAAATTGTGCCTGTTCTCCTTCAGTAACATTTATATCGGTAATACTATAAGCAATTTTTTGTTTTTTGGTTGTTGATGTATTCCTACTGTTACTATTACCATTTCCATCTTTTGGAACACCGCCAGTAAATCCAACAGTAGTAATCGCCAATGGTGCTCCCGTATATGCGTCAGCACAGACATATTGTGTATAATCAGCACCAGTAGCAGGGAATAGATTATCAATACTATCTAATAAGTTATCAAGGAAGTCTTTATCGTCTTTTTCATCTTCCTCGTCTCCTTTCTTTTCGCCATCAGTACAAACTGCTTTATACTTAGCACACTCATTATTTGGACCAGAGCAAGAAATACCAAGAAGATTTAATACAAAATTAATTGCACCACCAATGATATTGAGCGGTTCAGCAATAGCACCAAGAATATCTTGAATGGGTCCGAGAACTTTTGCTAATAATTCTTCCATCAAAGAATTCATCTTCGATAGAATACCATTGACTAGAGCATCAACTTGACACGCTGCGGCACGATAAATCTGATTGACATAACTCATTAAAACTTCTGTTAGCCACTTTGCCAAGCGATCTCCAAGATCTGCCATTTGGCAACCAAGATCTTTCAAGATGTTATTAAACCACTCAGTAACAGGAGTCAGAACATTTCCAGTATCATCTGGATATATGAGTGCATTAATAAGATCCTTTACAGCATTGGAGAGTTTCTCAATTACAAATCCCTTTACTCTCGCAATAAATTCAGTGATAACTTTTTGGAATTTATTGACATACCTTCTAGCAATATTAACGCCATCGTTTATAGTTCCACTTACAGGACTGATTAGGTATGTTCCAATATTTCCACCATTTCTTTGTACTTCAGCGAGAAACTCTCCTAGAAGAATTGTAGTCTTTGCTTTAATATCTTCGTTATCGCATTTCTCCGCTACAGATTGACACCACTTTTCATCATCTTGTCCGTTATACTTTCTAGATGCTGGTGGAACTCTAGGACCATCAGCATTTTTTGTGCCATCATCTAAAGCACCAGTGGTCTTGTTAGTTTCTCCTTCACCACCTTCTTTGTTTTCGGGTGCTGGTTGTCCATCAGTTGCTGGATTTACCTGAGCTGCTGTAGTATTATTATATGTTTGAAAAGATTCTGTATCTCCTGGTCTTTCACTCTTTGAGATAGTTGTAGCACCAGGAGTCTGACCGATAGAACCCATAATAATGGGTTTCTGTTTATCATTATCTAAGTAAAAACCAACGACCCAACATCCCTTAATAAGTTGAGGATGTGCTCCACCAACATTACCAGGCATGAAGGGTACGTTGACTGGCATCATCACGTTAGCCCATGGCAAGTCTTTCGTATCAAGAATTTCTTTATTCTTGGGATGATCTCCTACAATACGAACTTTGAAACGATATCCGCCCTTGTTATTTTTTTCGTCTGCAGCAGTTCCTTCGACTTGCCCTACCCACCAATTAAATCCATCGGATCCAACACGTTGAGTTGGGATTAACTGTGATAATAACTGATCCATATCATTTATTCATCAAATACCTTGCACTCTGGTGCTCCTGGTTCTACTTCGCAATATAGTTCTAGTGCAGTTGGATCGTGATGGTCACCTCCGTCGATCTCTGCCTTATGATTTTCTACATATACTTCCAGTTCATGTAGTTCTTCTTCAATGTGACGACGTTGCTGTGGAGAAGTTGTGGGATTCTCAAGAATCTTTTTATCTTCTTCGATGTGCTTTTCTACTGATTCCATGTGTTAATACCTCCGTTAGTTATTTAGTGCCATGATTTGATGGTCTGTCCTTTAGACCATACGAGTCTCTCATCAATCTGAGAGTAGTTGTAAATCTACCATTTGTTCCAACAGTAGTGTCATATGTGTGAGTAACCTCAGCAATTAAATAAACACCGCTGCTTTCTGGATCATATGGATCTTTTCGTGCTTCATTTCCTGGCAGTTTGTTAATTAGTCTGATATCAATTTTATCACCAGCACAAATTTCGGCATTGCCTGGAATCACAATGGTACAATTTTGATTTTTTAACAACTCATATCTTGCTACAGATTGTGCTGCATAAAACTTCTGCCAATCAGCAAATTTGGTTGGATCTGTTCCACCATCTTTTGGATCTGGTGAGGCAGGTTTTGCTTCATTATACCAAGTCTCGTGATCTAGAAACACAGACATAATTCTAGTCGGATAATCAGATAATTCAATCTGATTTGAGGGAATCAACGTCAAACCTTCCTGACCGCCTAGATGTGCCATATTATCATAACTATCTTTAATCTTATAAACATATTCTTCATACTGTCCCGTAGAATGATTGAAGAATACCATCATTGATGAAAACTTACCTTTTCTTAGGGAAGAAAGTAAGTTGATTTCGGAAGAAAACATAGATTCGTAAATAGTGAATCTCTCGTCAGCACCATCATCTTGGTTACCTAATCTTTCTACATATGGACCCCAAGATTGAGATTCTAATTTTTTAGATTTTAATTTACTGTCATTATCAGCACATAAAGAATCTACAGCAAAGAAATTATATCCACGTTTAGATTCCCAAAAGAAAAATCCACCCGTTCCTTTTATTTGCTGTGCTGTTTCATTCTTGTTACTACTATTTGTAGATGTATAATTTGCTTGTGGTGATACCGCTTTTACTGCTAATGAAGCGATAATATCAAATGGTCTGCGTCTGTTGGGAATTAGTTTTGTCTCAAATTTAGATGGTTCTGAAAAAACATCTTTTGATGTTTTTAATGTATTTTTGATAAGATCTATAATAATACTTTCTGGATTACCAAAAAGTGGTTTATTGACTCTAGTAACTTCATTAATAAGAGCTTCAGCAGAAACCAATCCAAGTGTATATACTTGCTTTTGTTGTCTTACAAATCTATTACCAACCGTCCAGATAAACATTTTATAATCAAATGGTTCCTCTGATATATTGGTTTGAACCGAAATTTCTACAGTTTCTCCACCTTGAATTGGCAATCCTTGAAGCAAACCACCACTATCAACTACTTCCATCGTCGCTGATAGAAATGGGTTGGTAATATTTTCAACGTAATTGAATGAGTTGATTAATTGCCGAACTTGGAATGGTTTTCTACCATCGTTTGGATAAACTTTTACGCTTTTAAGAGAAAAGTCTGTGTTAGATTTAAATTTTTCCATTATCCAATAGTCCTCAAACTAAGATCACTGAAAGGACTTGTTCCCGTATCTCTACTACCGATTCCGATAGGAACGTTGCCAGGAGAATTGCCACCACCTGTTGGTTGAGCTCCAGTTACATATGTATTATTGATAATTGTTGCTCCACCACCAACATTTGCCATAGCAATTTCTGTTGATTTAGTTGCCAATGCAGTAGATTTATCTTCTGGTGGAATCAATCCATCAGCACTCGCCTGTGGTTGTGATTGTAGATATTTTTTGCCTGCTTCTTCCAATTTTGGTTTCAACCACTCATTCTTTCCAGTAGTATCAATATCCTGTTGTCCAAATATTCCACTTTTATAAATTTTCCATTTTTCACCTTCTCCAGTTTTGACCCTCCTAGCGTAAATTCCTCCACCTAAACTTAAAGATTTTCTAGGATCTGCTGGTAATCCATAATCAGACATTCCTTTAGTCCAATCCTTTGGAACTGGTTCTCCAGATCCTGTGTCAGGTTCATCTGCTGGAGTTAAACTTGGACTATCAGTAGCAGGTTGTGCCGCAGAAGGTGTATTAGACGTTTTGATAAACTTTTGGTATGCGGTTGGAGGTTTCCATCCTGCAGGAGCTACAGCATTCTTTCCTTTGCCTTGCCAACCATAATGATAGTAGTTTCCAGATGGATCTACCATAGGATCTTGATCAGCAACTCTATTATCTAAAGCAGTTTGCCCCTTGAATGATTCTCTACCCTTTAGTAATTCCAAAGCAGCAACAATTTTTGCTTGTCCTTTTTCTGACTGGAAATCAGCAGCAACATCAGGCATATGTCTCAAAGTGCCAATCTCATAAGCATGATATTGTCCTGGTGCTTTGATAATATCTTCAATACTATTATACTTACCAGTAGCATAGCGATTCAAGATAGAAGCAGCAACAGCATACATGTCATCACCGCCACCTGCTTCTCCACTAATACCATATGCTAACCACTTATAGTCTTCTTCTGATAATCCTTGTAATTGTCCTCCACCCTTTCCTATATCAAGATTACCATCACCAGCTCCTGGGATAAGTCCAGATACATTAGGACCGCCATCACCTCCTCCCATTCCTCCTAACCAAGAAGGGAGAATCTTTTTCAATCCTTCAATTAATTGTTCCCACCATGGTTTTTTATCAAAATATTCTCCCAATCCCGCTGCTTGAAGTTTGGCATATTCTTTCTTATTTCTTTTTTGTGCCTCTAAAATACCTTCACCAAACTTTAAGAATGTTTTCTTTCCTCTAGATCCTTCTAATGGAAAAACACCTTCTTTTCCTGCTTCACCAACCAATCCTGCTGTAGGTTTTGTAATAATACCACCATCAGCAAACGGAGTGATGCCCATGTCACGCCCTGCTAGAGCGGCATCGATGCCAACAGAAGCAGCAGTACCAAAACCAGGAATTGTACTAGCAGCACCAGATGCCGCCTCTAGAGCAGCACCAGTGAGGTCTCCTGCCACTGCTCGCTCAGCAGCAAACAATAGACCAGCACCCAATCCTATTAAAGGAATCTTTTTGAGAAGACCTTTTCCTAGTGCCTTTGCTCCAATTTTAGCAGCTCCTTTTGTTCCTGCTCTTGCTCCAAGTTTGACAGCTCCTTTTGTTCCTGCTTTTGCTCCAAGTTTGACAGCTCCTTTTGCTCCTGCTCCTGCTCCTGCTCTCGTCGCCGCTCTAGTAAGACCACGAGATCCAGCTCTTCTCGCTAGAGGACCACCACGTCTTCCCATTGGCAGTCTTGGAACACCACCCAAACCAGGCAACTGGAGGAATCCACCACCTTTCTGTGGTCCTTGACCTGCTTCATCTGCCGTAATACCACCAGATAAATCACTTCCAGCTGCTAATGCTCTTTTTTCTGCTGCTACTTCTGCTCTTGTAGCAAGTAACATTTGTTGCTGCATTTGCTTATCAGCAATAGCAGCCTGTAATCTTCCTAAATTCTCTACACTATCAATAACACGTACAGTCACACGCTGTAAGCCCATGACTGCTTCTACAACATTATTATTAGATCTAACAATAAGTTCTCCAATACCAGATAATGAACCAGCAGGATCATCTACTCTAACTGCTGTCGTATCATAAACATCACTACCAGCATCAATTTCTGGTTTTCTTGAAATTCTTGATAAAGCACCACCTAATACCTCAGGTTGTATTGCTTTACCTTCTGGTAATGCTCCTTTTGGATCTTTGCCAACAATACTGCTTAGAACAGATCCTTTTAGAAGTCCTTTAGGACCACTGCCAGGAAGTGATTTTTCATCTTGTGTTTCTACTTTTACTGGTTCAACACCTTCAGGAGTGTCTTTTAACTCTACATCACCAGAACCTTTTTTGCCTTTCTTTCCAGTCTTTTTTTGTCTGTTTTTTAAAAGCTTGCCAATTTTACTGAGATAATCTACCTCACCTCTTGTGTCTTGATATGATAGAAACCCGTGTGCCATTACTTTTGCTTAGCTGCTTCTTGTGCTTGTTTGAGTTGTTCTAAGTGTTGCATCAAGAGACTGGTATAAACCTGCCTCTCCCAAGGCATCATGTTTTCAATTTCACTCAAGCTATATTTATGGTGCTGCATCAAAGCAAAGTTGGTCTTATAATACCCCTCCAAAGTATTATGGAAGAGTGCTATCCGAAAAAATTGGATAACCCCGCAATTACAAATTCATTCTCAACTCCAGTATTAGGATTTTTGATTGTAAATCTATGTTCTAATTTTGGAGACTCGTCAAAGAATTTTTGAATTTTTTCAAATTGTTGATTTGTTAAGTTTTCTACAAATTCTAAAAATTCTTTTTTTGAAGTAGTGGATCTATCATATACATCTTCACCATCAAAAATTTGATCAATACAATTAGAAACTATATTAAGTACAGTTTCTGCTGTGGGATCGGCACCCATAACAGATCCAACAATAAATTCTGTCCAAGATGGGTATTTCATTATAATACCCATATCTTCAGATAACATAATTTTATTTGAATAGTCCTCTGGCATTGTTACCTTGACTTCAGTCAAATTCAAATTGTAGTTGATAGTGGTCTTTCCATCATCTTTGCATGTTACTCGCATTTCAACAATTTCACCAACAGATACCGCACGAATCTGAAGAAAGATATACTCCAAATCAAAGATTGCCAAATCTTCGATTTTTACACGAGATTGAATACAACCCTTTAATAGAGTTCTTACAGCATCTTCAATCTGTTTTTCATCCTCTGTCTCTAATGCTAGTAAAAGCAGTTTTTCCTCTTTTACGACAAATGGACGATATTTGATTTTTTTGCCATTAGACGGAATTTCCAACTCATAGGTTGGAAGAACAACTTGTGGTAATGCCATTATGCGTAGATCAGATCATATGTATATTTAGTGCGACTTTTAGACCCAAAAATTAGCGGAAAAAATTTTTCCACTTTCATAGAATTGAAAAGTCAATTTTGCTATGCTACTTTATTTCCCGTTTTTTCTATAATTTTACCAGATGGTAGTAAATATTGCTGCTTGAATATACCTGGACCAATTTCAACTTCACCAACCAATTTACCACTAGCAGAAATATTAGAATCCTTAACGTTTCTAATATCTTTATTAATTGTATAGTGTCTCATGTAAGAGAATTGCGCTGTCACTTTTGTTATTTGAGTAGATCCAAACTGCAGTGGAACAGCATCAATGGCATATGGATATGCTCTCTCTAAAACATATGTAACTGGGTTTCTTTCCGTAGTGCTTTTTGGACCAGATTCTGTTTTTTGAATCAAAATATTAGAAACATACTCGTCCATATAAGAAAGACGATTCGTTCTATTTTGTGGTCTATTGAATTCTCCCTCACGACCTTCTGGCTCACCAAATATAAAATCATGCCACTCATTTAAAAACTTCAAAATTTGCAAATTGGCATCCAATGCAAACCCTAATTGAAAATCTGTGAATACTCTTGTAGTGGGGTATTTGAGTTGTCCAGAACCTAGATATAATCCATTCATCGATCCTTCAGCGGTATTGATGTTTGGTAATTGTGCCTCATCGCAAAAGAATTCAAGCATCTGCTCTTTATTTTCCAGTGAAACTGGAGCATCTAAAATATTCACAACAAAATTATTGGCATATGACATGCCACCTTGCTTTGAAATAGTGCTTAAAAAGCTATTAATTGACACACTAAATACCTATGTTGGTCCTTCTATATTTATGGCGTACTCTGGATTTTACAAACCTGTAAATCCTGGTAAGTATCGTGGCAACCCAACTAACATCGTTTATAGATCACTATGGGAACGAAAGTTCATGGTGTTCTGTGATAATAACCCCTCGATAATGGAGTGGGGGAGCGAGGAAATCATTATTCCATATCGTGCTCCCGATGGTAAAGTGAGGCGATACTTTCCAGACTTTTACATCAAAGTAAAAGAAAAAACTGGTAAATTAACCAAATATATTATCGAGATTAAACCTAAAAAACAAACTCAACCCCCGAATGACAAAAACAAAAAAACTGCTGCCTATCGTAATGCTGCACTGACTTACGCAAAGAACCGAACTAAGTGGTCTGCTGCGCGAGAGTATTGTGAAGACAGGCAGATGAACTTCTTAATACTTACCGAAGATCACTTAGGAGTATAACAATGGCAACAGGATTTGCAACCATCCAGCGCAACACTGTCAATAAAGACCCTGGATATAAAACACTCTTTGAAAGAGTAACAGCGGCAACAGGAGGAGAAAAGAAATCTCTTACATGGTATCGTAACGCTGTAAAAGCAGAAGCAAGTAAATATAAGAAAAATTTCAATAAGTATATTCTAAATGAACGCAAAGATCGAGTAGGTTCCGCTAAAGAACAAGACGCAAATGAATTACGTAGATATGCAGTAGCAGGTCATCTGTATATGTTTGAATATAAGGCAAAGATGAAGTGGTTGCCTTACTACGACAGATTTCCTCTAGTATATGTCATCAAAGCACCAGGAAAAAATGAGTTCTGGGGTGCTAACCTACACTACCTCTCTCCAAAGAAAAGAATCGTTACTACAAAGAAACTCATTCAAGGCAGAGTTGATATACCTAAGGTGTGTTTCCATAAATATCTCAGTAACCATGTAGAAGGTCTATATCTTGACCTCGCCGCTGATGAATGGGACACTGCCATTCTCCTGCCAACCGAGGACTATGTGAGAAATATCAATGGAATGTTATTTCCTATTGACAGGCAAACTGTTTGGGAAGACACAGATGAAAAGTTCTACGATAAAATCACAGGACAAAGAGTAGTGAGAGGATACGGAACCAAACAATCTAAGGAGATGGCTAAGTAATGGCAGTTCCATTAAAACCAACTCCCGCTCAGATTCAACAAATTAGAGACGCACATGCTGAGAACCTGGAGCGCAAAGCGAAGGGACAAAGTGTTCCTGGTCCAAAGTGGAAAGCTTTAGGACCTCTTGCAAATTTTGCATTTAACCCAGGAATTCTAAACGAGGGATATACTGTAGAAGGTATAGCGGAAGCGCAAGAAGCAGCAGGAATTGAATCTGCACCAGCACAAGATGCTAGAGAAGCAGCTGAAAGGGGAGGAAATGTTAAAAAATTTGAACTTGGCACTTTGCCCGCAGTAAAAGCAAGTCCAAGTGATTATAGGACTCTAAGATATCCATCAAGTCCTAATATCACAGTAGATTCTGACTACGTTGCCTTCAATTTCTTCAAATATGATCCCCCATTTGGTAGAAGAGAATCAAGTAACGAAGCAAATACACAGGGCAGATTGTATAACTTTGGTAGATCTGGAGAATATACACCAAATAGAGAACCAACAATTCTAATGTATATGCCAGAGGATATTTCTACTGGGTATAAAGCCAACTGGGGTGGAAAAGCATTTAGCAATATTGCCAGAGATGCTTTAGATGCATTGGGTGGCGAAACTGCTATGAATAAAATCGAAGGTGCTACAACTGCGTTTGGAGACGCATTTGGAAGAGCTCTTCCATTAGCAGGGGCAATGGCAATTAGAAAAGGAATTCAAAAAATAACTGGCGATAGTCTGTCAAATGATGATATCTTTGGAGCACTTTCTGGAGCAATTCTAAATCCAAATACAGAATTGCTATTTGAAAGCACAGACATGAGAAATTTTCAGTTAAGATTCAAGTTGATGCCAAGAAATAGCACTGAAGGCAAAGATATTAATAGTATTATTGATGTCTTCAAGAGATCAATGCTTCCTCGAAAAAGAGTTGATAAAGTTTTTAAAGTAGGAACAGAAGGAGTACAGAATGGTTTTATTTCTGTTCCCGACCTTTGTAGAGTTTCATTTATGAAAGCAGGAGAAGAGCATCCAAACTTACCTAAATTTAAGATGTGTGCTATTACACAAGTTGATGTAAATTACACGCCAGATGGTACATACGCTACATACCATGATGGTCAACCAGTTGCTATTGAACTAAGTCTAAATTTCCAAGAAACAAAACTCGTATTCTCAGAAGATACTGAGGCAGGATTCTAATGTACTTTTCAATCATTCCAAATATCTCATACGATGAGAAACCAATCAGTTATCCGTTCTCAGAATCGGACTTTGTAACTGCTAAAAATTTCTTTCGTAGATACAAAGTAAAAGATGAAGTATTTTCTAATGCAGTTTTGTTTCAAAAATATGCTATTGAAGATGGAGAACGTCCAGATGCTCTGGCAGAAAAAGCATACGGTGATCCATTCTATGACTGGGTAATTCTTATAGTCAATAACATGGTCAATGCACAATATGATTGGCCAATGACAAACTACCAAGTGTATAAAGTTCTTGAGAGTGAGTATGATGACCCTTATTCAGAAATTCATCATTACGAAACAGATGAAATTGGACCATACAAAGCAGGTCAATATGTAGATGAGACATTCTACAACGGAACACACAAACTAAACATCGATGGTGCTATCACAACAAAAAACGGTAACGAGATTTGTCGTCCCGTTACCGTTGCTGAATGGTTCCATGATGAGAACGAAAAAAAGAGAGAAATCTTTTTACTTAAACCAGCATATCTACAGTCATTTATTGATGACTTTAGAAAGCAGAACCTTTATAAAAAATCTGGAAACTACATCAACCAGAGACTAAAAGCAACTGGTTGATGCGACTTTTCTAGCAAAAAAATTGCGGGAAAATTTTTTCCAGTTTTATGGAATTCACTTTAGAGATTCGACAGCAGCAAGTGCTTTCTTACGCAATTCCTCGGGAAGAGGGACATAACCAAGGGAGTCTGCCTTCTGTTGCTGAGTAGGTGTCAGCATCCAGCGAAGCATGTCTTTCACATCATCATTCTTTTCATACTCAGGGTATGCCAGGATCCAAGTCAAGGAGAC